ACGGGGATTTTATTACCATCGGGTAACGGAACAAACGCTTCGTTCTTTCCTACCTCGGCCGCTTTTATTAGCTGGCCGCCTGGTTTGGCTTTAACAATTCCGCCATCGGCTGCACCCGGAATCGAACCAGAATCATATCCAGTACTATTGTATGCAGCACTATCTGCATCGGGTTGATTTTTTTTACCAAACAAACTAAAACTATCCCAAGCCATTTGTAACAGCTTACCAAGTCCTTCTGCGATCTGCTTGCCAACTTTTTCTCTACCCTCTGGAGAGAATAAGTCCTTGACAAAATTAACAACCATTTCTAATCCTGCTTTGATCGCCGGCATATTTTCTTTTGCAAACTGTATCATTTTTTGAGCAAGATCTTGTATGACAGGTGTTAGTTCTTTTATAACAGGCATTAGTGTGGCCATGAACTCGGCACTTAAATTCTTAAATGCCTGTTCTGTTTCGGCTGCTTGAGCCGCTGTACTTTGTTCTCTTGCTTTTTGACTTGTTGCAATCTCTTGTTGTAGTTTATCAAAATCTTCAGCACTTCTAACCTGCTTGCTGTTTAATAAATTTGCATTTTTTTGTGCCTGCATTGCAGCTTCAGCATTTGCACCGCCCGTCATACTCATTGCAGCCATTTGTTCTTTGCCAAGATTCTTAGCATCTTGAGCACTGCCAATCATTGCTTGACTATAGGACTTGTTTACATCTTTAAGACCTTTACTAGTGTCTTTAACAGCATTGCCCATATCTGCAACACCTTTAGCAGCGTTAGGCAGTAGTGCAGTGAAACTTTGTGCAGCTTCTGTCATTGGAGGCAACCCCATTAACTGAGATTTTAATGCATCTGCTGCACCTTTACCACCAACAGCTAAAGCGTTTTGCATAGCGGCTGTGGCTTTCGCACGTCCTTCTTCGTCTAATGTCTGTAGATAAGATTCGTATGCTGCGTTTGCTGTTGCTTCTTGTAAAGCCTTTTCTTGTTGCTCTCTACTCTGACCAGTGATACTGGCCAGCATATCTAACTGTGTCATATAAGCACCGGCACTTGCTGCCAATGCTTTAGTGTTCTTCATTTCTTCGGCAGTTCTACCACCAGTCATCTTTAAGTAATTTGCAGTACTACCATTTATGTCATCAATAGAATAACCTAGAGCACGTAGATTTTTACCTACATCACTGTTACGAATATCTTTAGATAAGTTAACAAAGTTCTTAGCACCGTCATTAACAGTGCCGCCCATTTGTGCAAACAATTTAGAATTTTCACCAACTAATTTTCCAAAGCCTTCTAACGATGTGCCCATTTCTAAAGCAGTTAATCTAATGTCGGCTAACTCACCTCCTAAGTTCACTCCTGCTTTGGTAATTTGACGATATGCTTCGAGCTCTGCTTCCTGCATTTCTACCAATTTTTGGAACAACCCAGCAACTGCACCTATACCAAAAGGTAGATCTTTAAACGCACCGAATACATCACTAACTGATCCTTTACCGTCGAGCATCTTGCCCGCAAGGTCCATTAGATTCTTTCCAGTCTGTACCCCTCCTGCAACTATATCTCCAAGTACTCCGCCTAATAACATTGCACCTTTAGACAACCCGCTAAACGCTGTGCCTAAGACCTTACCTGCCACTGATCCTGCTTGTGCAGCAGGACCCATTTGTTGTAAACCTTTGTTAGCTGCGGCAATAGCCTGAGGATTAACTCCTGCTTGGCCAGCTGTGCCCGATAACTTTGAAAGTGCAGACTGCTGACCTTTTAGGGCCGCTAGTATGTCTTTTAAGGTCGCTTCTGTGGCTGCATTATCTAGTGCAACATCTTGATCACCTATTCTACCGGTTACGTCAGCCATTGTTATTTTCCAGGATTCTATGCGTATATAAATAATACACAGAGTTTTACTAGATTATTTATCGGAGAATCAAAACATGGTTACACCTCACAAAATTGCACCAAACCCGTTAATGGCACAAATGCGTCAGCCAAAAATTTATATTCGCTTGCCTAGCAACGGAGAGTTTTGGGAGAACGGCAGTTTGGAGCAAACTGAAAACGGTGAGTATCCTGTGTACTCTATGACTGCACAAGACGAGTTAAAACTAAAAATTCCAGATGCACTGATGAATGGACAGGCAGTTGTTGATGTACTTCAGCACTGTGTTCCTAACATTAAGAATGCATGGGCAGTTCCTAATATTGACATGGATGTGCTGCTGATTGCTATTCGTATTGCTACCTATGGTGAGAAGATGAGTGTGCCTATTAAGCTAGGATCTGAAATTGATTATGAGTACGAACTAGATCTTCGACTGGTAGTTGATCAGTTAATGAACAATATTGCTTGGGATCCAATTGTTCCAATCAATGAAAATTTAATTGTACATGTTCGTCCTATTACCTATAAGACTATGACACAGGGTGCTTTGCAGACTTTTGAAACTCAAAAAATTATTCAAGTTGTCAATGACGAAAGTGTAGCGGAAGAAGATAAAATTAGAATCTTCAAAGAAAGTTTTGCTAAACTTAACAAGTTAACACTGGGTGTTATTACAGAGTCTATCTTTAATATTGAATCATCAAATGGTGGCACTAGTGACCGTAAACATATTCAAGAGTTTATGGACAACGTAGATAAAGAAATCTTTGATAAAGTTAAAGGGCACATTGATATTCTTAGAGAGCACAATGCTATTAAACCTTTAAAGATTGCTGTTACTGACGAAATGCGAGCAATCGGAATTACTGACGAAGAAATTGAAGTTCCGTTGAACTTCGATCCATCAAATTTTTTCGGTTAAGGCTTTTGTCTCTTAGCTTAGAAGAAATTCAAAAGCTAAGTGAGTCGATGGAGAAGGAGGCAAAAGCCTTAAAGAATCAGATCTATCAGATGATGTGGTTTATGCGTGGTAGCATAACCATATCTGAGGCTTTTGAACTTGAGGGTGAGGACTTAGAAATAATTGGTAGGATTATCAAAGACAATCTCGAAACTACCAAAAAAACAAGACTGCCGTTCTTTTAAATTATTTTACCTAAGAAGTTACTGTAGAATTCAACGCTTTCACGTTGAACATTTTGTTTGAATACAGGATTACCTTGTGCATCAGCACCTGCCATTGTTGATCCACCACCGCCCTGTACATATTGATTAAATCCGCTTTGTGTCTTTGCTGCGGTGCCTTGTTTGGCTTTTAATCTAGCTTTCAATGCATTTTGATCTTTAGTTGAAAGTTTATCTGCTGCCGGAGCAGGTGCTTGCCCTGCTGGCGGAGTAGTAGCTGCCGGTGCTGCCGCCGCTGGTGCTTCAGGTGCTGCTGCTGGTGCTTCAGGTGCTGCTGCTGGTGCTTCAGGTGCCGCCGCTGGTGCTTCAGGTGCTGCTGCTGGTGCTTCAGGTGCTGCTGCTGGTGCTTCAGGTGCCGCTGCTTGCCCACCTTTTTGCAATGTTGTTAATAATTGTTTTTTGCTTGCAGGATCTAATTTGTCAATTTGTGCTTTTAAAGAAGCAATAGCCGGATTTGCTGCTGGCTGTTGAGTTGCTGCACCACCTCCGTTTCCGCCTTGACCCGCTGCTGCCGGAGCTGCTGTTGCACCTTGACCTGCTGTTGGACCAGCTTGTGTTGGTGCAGGTTGAGTGTTTGCTGCTGGTTGCCCACTTGGTTGGCCTGCTGCTGCTGCGGCAGGTGCTGCTGTTGTACCTTGTCCTGCTGCTGGTCCTGCTGCCGGTGCTGTATCTCCTGCGGCACCTACAGTTGCTTTGCCTGCTTGATATCCTTTCTTGGCAGCATTCCATGCACCTGCTACACCGCCTGCTACAGCACCTACGCCTTTAGCTACTGTGCCTACTGCATTGCCTGCCATAGATCCTAACTTGTTTAAAATTGGACCTTCTTCAATAGGTTCACGAGTTTCAACTAATTCTATAATTTTCATATGTTTTTCCTGATCACGCTTGGACGTAAGCTAAAATTTCTTTTTGTTCAGCAGCACTTAAATTTGAAATCTGTGCTAACAATTCTTCTATATTTACCGTTTCGCCTGTAGGGTCTGCTGATGTAGAACTAACTTCAATTCCTAGATCAGCAAATGCAGTTGCTACCAGTTGTTTATCAACTCCTGCACCAACTAAAATCTGTTTAATTTCTTCGCTGTCCGTAGGGCTTCCTGCTTTAGTCCACGCTTTTTCTAACTTGCTAGCATCTACTTTGTTGCCCGTGATGCCAAACAATTCGTTTAGTTGTGCTCTGTTTAAGGACTCTGCTACTGGTTTAGGTGCAGTTGGCGGAGTTTCACCAACTCCTGCTGCTGCTTGCCCTGCTGCGGCACCGCCAACAGCCGATGCTGCCTGTGTTAGACCTTTGATCCACTGCAACAGGCTGTCATTGCTTAATGCAATATCTTTTGCAGCACCTGCAATATCTTTCATTTGTGCTTTATAATCTGCAGAATGAACTAATCTTCCAAGTCGTTGAAGTTCAGTAAATGCTGTAGTATCTCCATTTTGCATAGCATTCACAGCCGATCTAATTCCCGATGCTGCATCCGCATCAACAGTTACATTAAATCCCTGTGTCATCTCAGTATGTTCCATGCCAAACGAACTTAACTTTCTTGTTGCCTTGTAACTTATTTGTTCGAGTCCGGTATCACCAATTGGAATAGATTTTTCACGCAGGCCAGCTGCCCACTCACCAATACCTGCCATTGCGGCTGCGGTAATGCCTGCAACAATGCCTGCTGTTGCTCCACGACCAATCGCTGTACTGGCTTTCTGTCCTTGAAGTAAACGATCAGCAATATTAATAATACCAGCAGCAATACCTGCACCTGTACCCACAGCCAGGACACCTGCACCAATACCGCCTGCTAAAGCAACTCCTAATGCTGCGGCGGCAGAACCCGCAATACCTAACAAGAACTTGTGTAGCTTAGGATTGTTCTTAGCAAACTCTCCGTACTTGGCCAACTTAGCTGCCAGTTCCGGATTCTTTGCAGCAATCTTTGATTTAATATCTTCAAACTTCTGATCAAACGCTGCTACAGGACTGCTACTTTGTAACATTCCTCCAAACTTATTAAACCAAACATCACTAATTTTATCTTTTGCACCCTTTAGTGCATCACCTGTCTTACCTAATGCACTACGGCCAGCACCCTTTTCGATAGAAGTGAATAACTGCTTTACCTGTTCAGGATCCATGGCTACTTCACATAGCACCGGATGTATTTCTCGTTCCCAGGTTTCAAAGTAAGCATCACCACAACCTAGGCTTTCAAAGATACTAACTCTTTGATTGCTTTCAATCACATCTAATTTTTTGATAAGTGCTGATATATCCATTATTATTTCCGAAATATTATTGTATATTTATAATGAGCTTACGCTCATTTGCTTCTTCGCTTACGCTCGAAGCAATTTAGTTATATGATATATGCGTAGCATTTAAATATTATCTAGATTAATCGGTCACACTTAGCCCAGGCAAGGGCTAAGAAAAAACTGCATTATCTGAGTAGCACAGTCACATAGTGTTAGAACTATTAGCATTTCTGCTAGCGTAGGCGGTTGACCGATACCTACTCGCTCTGTCTTATTTCAACGGCGGCTTACAAATATACACTATCATATTTGTAAAGCGTGGAGTTTCTGTTATTACTCCATCCTTGGGCCTTATTTTAACTCTATTCAAACAATCAAACCGCAGGCATTTTGCGATCGTGGTCCGGTTAGGATACTGATTGAGTGCTTACTTCAGCGGTAAGACTTCGGATTCCTGCGACACGATGTCCAGGTTTCTACTGTTCGGCACACGATATTAGCCTGTGCGAGCTATAACTGAATTAAGTTGCCTTAAAGTTTGGATTTAATGTGTGAGCCATGTACACGGACAGAAATTTGTCCATTGTAATATTCGTCGGATTCTAATACTTTGCGGTCGAATTGTTCTCGGGCCTCAACGTAAGATGTTTCTGCTTTGCTTTTACAGTAATGTAATATTTCGCGGGTGAATTTGTCTTTGCCTAAAGCGTCTATGTCTTTAGATAGTTCAACGCTGGATCCGTAGTATTCCTGCCAGTCGCTGTCAATTTTACTTCTAATTTTCTTTTTCTTCTTGGTGCCGTTCTTTAACTTTACAGTCTTGTAGGTCGTTTTACTAAATTTTGCTAACTTTTTGCCGATATAACGGCGACCTGTGACTGTATTAGTAATGCAATAAACAAAACCAATACAGTCTTCAGGTAATTCTAAGACTTCAGCACTCTGATAAGTCCAGTTGTTCAATTACTTTGCCGCCTTGGCTTCCTTGCGAGCATTCTTTTCAGCAGTAATTTCGTTACGGCGAGCCTTTACAGCCTTGCTCATTTCACCTAATGCCTTGCGAGCACGAGTACCAGCAGCACTGTTACCTGCTGTAAACTTTGCATCTTCGGCCATGTATGCATCAAATGCAGCTTGTAGTTCATTTTGTGTTGACATTTTGTTTTTCCTTAAGTTCTTTTCTTTTAGCTTTTGCTTCTTTCTTTGCCTTGAGCGAAGCCTTGTACTCAAGTCTTTGGCCTTTCAAATACACCTTATGGTCTCTTTGAAACTGCATTACAACTTTTCGAAGTTGGTTTAGATCATTTTCTAAAGCTATAATGGCATGCCTAACTTTCAATGCAGATGTCTGATTTGGCTTGTTTTGCAAATGCATATTAGCATTATGCATGGTTACTAAATCGTTTACAACCTGCTTGTATAGTTCTGTGTACTTGTTTAGCATTATGCTTCTACGTAGTCGACATTATTTGAGTAAGAAGTAAAACCGTTCTCTTTAATAACTTTCAAGACGTTGTTTACTCGTCCTACTAGCTCATCTTTGTGTGAGATTAAGTATATATTCTTATTTCTTTCACGTGCCATCTTCTTTAGAACAGCTAAACCAGACTCTACACCTGCCGCATCCATGCCCGCATCAATCAATTCGTCAATGAATAATAGATTAATGTGTTGATATAAGTTTTCCCATACATCACGGAATGCCCAACTTAGACTCAAGATGAGTCTATTTCGTTCACCTCTGCTGAGATTATCGAAGTCTAAGTCCTGTCCTAGCTGTGTGATTTCAACATTTAGATCGTTTTGGAACACAACTTGATGCGGTAATCCCATCTTGCTGATATAGTAGCTCAATCGCTTATTCAAATGTGCTAAATTTTGATCAATGATCTTCTTACGTATGAAGCTATCTTTGTTTGTTAACAGTTTTAATAAGAATTCTTGATGATCTTTTAATTTTGATAACTCGTTAACAGTAGACCAGTCAATTACCTGAATCGCAGTTTTCTTCAATTCTGCAATTTGCTCGTCGTATGGGTTTGTTTCTTCGGCTTTGGCTTCTAAGGCACGTTCTAACGTTGCTAGATTGTTTTTATGTCCTAGTGCTTCTGCTTCAGTATCGTAAAATGTATTAGGCTTATGTAGGGTGTCTCCGTTACCTATCTCAGCTAAGGTCTTTTCTAAATCACCAGAGACTTTATCAAAGTATGTTTGTGCTTCTGATAGATGTTGTACAGCAGATGTAGACATCTCTTCGTGTTTATGATCGTGCAGTTCTTGATCACATGCTGGGCATGTTTTACTTTCTAACGATTCAACCTCACGTAGATATTTGTCTCTAGCCTTTTGTGCTTGTCCGACAGCTGATTCTAACGTGGCTCTTTGTTTGTTTAAGTTACGAATCTTTAAATCGTGTTCGTTCCATAGTTTTAAATTTATATGGGCAATTAGTTCAGCTTCGATATCTACAGCTTCTAAATTTATGATAGCTTTACCAAGGCTTTCTAATTCACTAGTGTATTTGTTACCCCATGCGGAACTTTTAATAATCAAACTATCAATACTTTTCTGAACATTTTCGTTTGCAGTTTTAATGCCTTCGATTTTATATGTTTCTGATTGAATAGAGTCTTTGACCACTTTAACTTCTGCTTTTAATCGTTCTGCTTTTTCAGAAAGTAAAGTAATGCCCAGTAATTGTTCAATAACTTCCCGTTGATCAGCAGCCTTCATACTTAAAAACGGCTCAGTATACGTGTTGAGAGCAACAAGATGCTTGAACATAGTATGACTCATGCCTAGCAATTCTTCAATGGTCTTCTGAGTTTCTCTACTATCTCCTTGACTATCGTCGTCATCCTTGCTTTTTTGTTCTTGATTGTTAACAAAGAACTTCAGTACGTTGGGTTTACGCCCCCGCTCAATTCTAAAACTTTGACTATTAACATCAAATTCAACAGTAACCAGCATGTGCTTTGCATTAGTTTTGTTAATTAGGTTTTCTTTTTTGATGTTTGTTAAGGCAGTTCCGTACAATGCATAACTTAATGCATTAATCATAGTGGTCTTGCCAGTTCCGTTACGTGACCCGCTATCATCTCCGCCTAAGTCAATGTTTTCGCCTAGTACTAGTGTAAGATGCTCTTTGTCAAAATCAACAGCTTGAGTTTGATTTCCTACGGATAAGAAATTCTTTACGGTTATATTTTTAATTTTGAACATTATAGATTATTATAGATATCTAGTAGAACTTTTTTATCGAACGAATCGCTTTCGATTGCGACTAGTTGTTCTGTCACGATTTGATCAACACTTTCAAATTTTGAGTCAGCAGTGTCTTCAGTTACGGCATCTAGATTATCTTTGTCTTGAATTAAACTGATTTCTCGAATGTCATGTGCTGCAACAAATGTTTCTTTGATAAAGTTTGCTTCTTCAAAGCTGATATCAATGTCAAGATTAACTTTTAAATACATCTTACTCTTCATCAATGTATCTTTTTCGTCAAGTAATCGACTGAGTTTCAAGCTACGGAACTTGGGAGCGTCCGGCCAAAGTCTATATTCTGGCTTTCCTCCCCAGGACATAAACATCATTCCTCTGTCATCGTCCCACGTATCTGAGAAATTATGTGGAAATGCGTTACCGATATAGACAATTTTATCTCGTTGCTGACGCTTGTGGAAGTGACCGCTAAACACATAGTCTTGATGTTTAAAGTGTTCTGCTTTTAGCTCGCCGTGATCGGGCATTTGAACCATTGCATTCATATAGAATAGCGGTAATTCAAAGTGTCCAAACATGTATTTGCTCTTAACTTGACTAATAGTTTTCCACTCGTCGCCAACTAACCACGGTACTAGGGTAACATCACCTATGGTTGTTACTTTTTCAACTACAGTGACACCGGGAATGTGCCGACCAAATGACGAACTGTGAATATCACGCTTGTCTTTATAGAATAAATCGTGATTACCTGGAAACCAGTAGAACTGCTCAAAGGCAGCACCTAGCTTTTCTAAGCACCGCATACTGGTATCTAACGTAATTAGATTGATAGAGTTGCGGTTGTGATGCCAGTCACCGAGAAAGATACAGGTTTCGCACCCTTCTTTCTCAGCTTCTGAAATAAACCAATCTACAAAGTCTTCACAATCTTGATTATGTGTAGCACTGTTGGACTTGAGTCCGAAATGTATGTCTGTAAAACATGCAACTTTCTTGAATAACTGCATTAATGTGAGTCTCCTACTTGATAGTATAGCAGATTATTGTTATGCAGATCAAGCCCCTTCTTCTTCTTCGATGTCCGGTTCTTCTGATTTTGGCTGTCTAAAATGTTTATACAGCTCTGCTTGGCGAGCAGTTTCTTCAGCAAACTCGTCTCGGTATTGTCGAGTTGAGCTAGGAGTTAATCCGTTGACTTCTAGCATATCGTCTCGAATGTTTTGCATTTTCTTTTCGATATTGAGTACTCTGGTAAAGCTATTAGTCACTGCGGCAGTGTAATATGCAAACGGATTCTCAGATTTAGACTCGTCAAACTGTAGACCAATTTGACTTAGTTGTAGAATTGCTTGCCCACGCATTTCTTCGTTGTAAGTGTACCCACGCCAATTAGACCTTTGTGCATATCGTTCACTTAACTTGATAAACATCTTACCTAGATTTTCAGTAATGCGGCCGTGCTCTTTTGAAAATGCACCTGTGTCCACGGGACCTTTCCAGTGACTCTTTCCTACGCACACTAGTTCGTCGTTCTCGTTGTATTTCCAGTGCTGGAAAGGAGGAAAGTTAATCTTGTCGTGAGCATCTGCGGTGCTCTTAACGGTCTTTTTCCTACCAGGTGCAGTTGGAATATGATCAAAAGTCATTACTCTAAACACTAAGTCTATTTTTGGAATAGTTTTATAGTCAGGAGTACATTCTGCTAACTTTATTTTCTTATCTCCCGCAATTCTTGCCTCAGTGAATGCAATAATTCCTAATCGTTTTGCACGATTTCTTTTTGCTTCAGCAGCCGTTCGAATATTGATCTTGTCAACATTTGGTAAAATCAAATCATGCTGATTATATTCTGGACTGGTAAAACTTGAAAAAGTATTCTTACTCTTGTGAATTTCTGCTAATAAATCTTTATTATTAAGGTACCGGACTTTGCGACCAGTTGGTGATATTGTTATGGACATCTATTGATTGTCTCCTTTTGTTAAGTGTAGCATTTTAACTACACCGCAGTCAACCATTAAAATGGTGTTTTATTTATTGGGTTAAATACACTATAGGAGATATTACGATGCCGTGGAGAGTACTACCGTCCGGTGAACTATTGGAAGTTACCAAAGCAGAATTTGATGCTTGGAATACTGCAAATGGATTACCTACAATTGACCAGCAAAAAACTGGCACCGCCTATGCTAAAACACTAGCAGAGGATGCACAAGCCAAAGTGAATGAAACTCGCCAGTCTTCGGCTAGGTCTTCACAAGCAATAGAAACTTCTCTACAAAATCAAACTCGTGCCGACGGCAAAGTTTTTCAAAATGAAAGTACTACTAGATTTCTAGAAAGACAAAATCAAAGAACAGATATAACTCCAGAACAACGTGCTAGGAACGAAGCTAGGATTCAA